CATCGGGATTGGAATCAAGAAAATTCTTAACAACGGCGAGGCTGAAGAAAGTCTTTCCAGTAGAAGACTCTCCAGCAATAGCAGTAATCTTATTCCCAGATACACCACCAAATACACTACCTGAAACAAGTGCGTTAAAGATGTAAGAACCCGTGTCAACATAAGTTTCAGTCTCATCAATATCTGCTGCGAGTTTAGTGAAATCATCACCAATCTCTTTTACAATATCTTTTAAAAAATCCATTTAACTTTTCTCCATTTTATTTTTCAGTGAAAACTTATATGACCATAGTTTAGCATAGAGTTGCTTATCAACATACTTTATTGATGAAATTATTTTTTCCAACTCTCTTTCATTTATTGGCAAATCCATTAGCAAAAAAATGATTCCAAACTAGATGTTTTCTCCACCTTCCACCCAATAGAATCCAAAATAGTTTTGAGTGGTTCAAGAAAACTCTTCTCAAACTGTAGATCATAATCCACATATTGTTGAAGATTAAGTTCCTTGGGAAACTCTTGAATAAATGAAATTACATTTTCATATATTGAGTTTGGTTTTTTAAGATAACAAAACTTTATTTTTTCACCATTCTGAATAAGTGAATATTTATTTGTAAGTTTATTCTTTTTAATATAATGATTAAACAAAAGTGCTCCTCTTACGTGAATAGGAGTTCCCTTGGCATAAATTGATGAAGAAGATTGATACTTCACTACATCAGATACACTTCTTGGAAATGAAATCTCTTCCGGAGAAAGTTTCTTGAACTTTGACCTAGAAGACTCAATGAAATTAATGACTTCATCTTCGGTTCCAGTCATCATCAACTTAAGAGCATCCTTAATCATTTTACGGCAAGGAGCAGGTGTTGAAGACTTGACTGCCTCAATACCCATAATCTTAAGTTTAGGTTCAGAATAGCGAACTCCTTCACTATCCCATACGTTAAGAATGTATCGCTTCTTCGCAGTCCAAATACCACGATCGGCAATATTCTCACGTTTCATTTGCATTTTTTGTTCGTAGGCATTGACGTACTCCGCCAGTTCTTCGTAAGAACTTTGAATATACTTTTCAAATTCCACCTTACAGACCTTATCAAGGAATGAGACAACTTTCTCATTAGTTTTCTCTCTGCCTTTGAATACACTGTCAACCAGAGGACCCATATTGAGGTAGATAGAATCAGTATCAGAAGCAATAACGTAATCAACATCTTTTGTTCTCAAAGCTTTGTTAATGTGTTTGTTTACTTTACCCTCAATCCAGCGGATTGATACTTGCCCAGAAAGCGTAATTGCTTCTGCATTAGCAAGTTTATAGTATCGGAAATATTGGTTTCCAATAGCACCATAAGCAGAGTTTAGTGAAATCTTCTTTGCCATCTGAATGTTATTACAGCGGGCAATCTCTTTCTCCAACTCTTTTGTAGGAGTTATTTGATACTGCTGTTTAGCAGCAAGCATCTTCTTCTTAAAGATTACACGGTCACCATACATCTTCTCCATAAGTTCTGGGAGCATACCCTTAACATCCTTACGGTACATTGCCCCATTGGCACATACCGCATTATCCTTATACATCTCAAAACTGATCTCTTGATCAAGAATTTTATTTACGGTGACCGTAGGATGCTTCTCTTCCAGAAGAGTTTCTGGGGAAATGTTGTATTGCATAATGAGGTGAGGATATAGAGAGTTCAAGTCAAAACTGACCACCCAATCATAAACACCAGGAACAGGTTCTTTTACATAAGCACCTGCATATTTCTCACTCTTATTCTCCCTCTTCTTTGGAGGAATTACAATATCACGTTTTTTGAGATAGTTGTAGATGATATTGTCCCACATACGAACTTGATAAAACACATCAGCATAATTCACCTTTGCGTCATATGCCATCGTCAAAGCAAGTTCAATCAGTTTCATCTTGTCTTCCAAACGGTCAACAAGTTCCACGTCAACGATGTTGTATTCAATAAACTTTTGCCATCCTTGAGTATAGAAGTCCTTAAAGGTATCAAACTCAGAGTGGTCAAGTTTCTGCTGACCAAGTTCTACTTGGGCAATATAATCTAGGCGATAAGATTCTTGTGCCTTGTAAGTAAACTTCTTATAAAGATCAAGATAATCAAGTTGAGTCAAACCACCAACATCAAATGTAGTATGCTTACGACCCATCATCTCAACACTACCTTCAGTCACAAGTCCCCAGTTAGAGAACCTTTTCATCAGTTTCTCGCCAAGAACTCTATTAAGACGCTTACAAATATATGGAACGTCATATAGTTGGATGTTCCATCCAGTCACAACATCAGGAACATTATACATCCAGTAGTTAATAAATGAACTAAGAAGTTTATATTCTGAAGGACAATGATGATATGTTACATTTGACTGTTTATTGATGAAAGGTTTTACTCCCCAAGTAATAATCTCTTTTGTAGTGTAATCTTGAATGGTGATAGCAAGAATCTCTTCTACGCAAGATTCGACATCAGGGAATCCCTGTTCTGAAGCAACCTCAATGTCAATAGTTACAAGTTTGATTTTACTAATGTCAAACTTGATTTCATCCTCAGGATACTTTTCAGAGATGTATTGGTAGATATATCTATCGTTTCCGTAGATTTCAAATCCCTCAACACCCTCATACTTATTATAAAATTCCCTACAATCTCTGACTGTTCCGGGTTTAATTGGTTCTACAGTTTCTCCTTGAAGAGTTTTATATTTACTATCTTTTTTAGACTTTACGAATAAGGTTGGAAAAAATTCTTCTTTGGTTTCAAATCTTTTTCCATTCTTAACCCCACGAACCAAAATATTGTTTCCAATCAACTGAACATTAGTATAAAAATTCATTACTTAGTAAGATCTTCGTATTTTTTCAAGAGTTTTTCAGATGGCTCTGCAATAGTGATGATCTTATCTGACGAGATCATAAAGGTATCCTGACTAGAAAAATCAATCAACCATGAAGATAGAGTTTCATTTGACTGGTTCAACAAAAATGGTTTAGTGAGTTTACAATCAGGTTCACCAACATCAGCACCAACTTCCTCAATATTTGAAACAAGTATTTGATTATTTGTAAGAAGCAATAACTTAATCATGGTAATCCTAGAGACACTTTATTCTAGCAACAAAAAAGGGAGGTGTCAATGGATTTTGCCATTACCTCCCTGTCTGCGCCGACGATATTCAGTTTTATTTATTTACTTTTTAGGTGTAATTGCGAATGCTCCTCCCATTACAGCAGAAAAGATTGCGAGTGTTGCTAAGATTCCCATGGTTCAACAAGTATTATGGTAGTGTGTTTGCGATAGGGACACCAATAAAAAGAGTCATCAGTGTTCCAAATACTAGGGTAGTGGCGGTGTAGTTCATAGTCCGTCCTCCAAAGTACATAACTATCTATATTATACTGTATCACTATGATACATTTCTGTATTCATTGCTACGCATTTATACCTATTGTGTTAGGATTTATAGATAATCTTTTCTTTGGTGGTGCTCTGGCACGATCTTTTTTAGTTCGATTCTGAGGAGTCCGTCTTCAAAGGTGACCCTTGATACTTCGGTGTCGTCGGATAAGGTCCATGCTCGTTTAAAACTTCTTTGAGCCAAGCCCTTGTGGATAAACGTCCTGTCCGATTCAGGTTCTGATTTTTGTCCTTCGACAAAAAGTTTTCCATACTCTGTGAACGCATGAACTTCCTCCTTTTTAAATCCTGCGAGAGCAATTTCCAGATGGGATTCTACATTACTTATCTGTACAAGGTTGTATGGAGGATAGTTTGATGTAGTTTCGTGAAGGTTAAACAGACGATCAAAGTATTCATCCATACCAATACTGTTCTTTGTGATCCTGTCCATCAGTGCAGGAAGATCCGATGCAGTATATCGCATGAGGTTAGTCATTATTGTAGCTCCTTTTTAAAGCGAGTTTGTGTTTTGTGGACCCTTACGGCATCCAATAATAATTATACAAGATAATAAAAAAAGAGGAACGGTAAAAACCGAACCTCTTTATACGGTGTTCCGACTTTGTAGAGTGCCGCACGAATGGCACAAAAATATTTATGCCTCAGCAGGCTTAACTTTCTTACCAATGTTATATTTTGTTTCTAGAATCCAGTCTCCCTTATCCTTATAAGCAAGAACTTTAATTTGATTCAGAGGCGCAATATCACGAATCTTTTCAATATCTACAATGCTAATCAGACCCCAATCAGCAAGAAGTTGTGCGATACGATTCCTTCTCTGAACGTCATTGACAGTAAGGTTTGCGTGCTTACCGTCAAGAGCAAAAAGTTCTTTAAAGTGAACAAGATAGTACCTACCTTGCTTATGAAGAATGTGACAAGATTGGTAGATTTTCTTTTCCTTTCTGGATGCAACTCCGATTCTAGTCAGTGTCTCACGCACTTTCAAGAAGTCATCAGGTTCATTAAGAACAACCTCAACCATCATATCAGAAGACCATTCGACTTGAGGTTCAATTGTTTGATTAGTCATTTTTTTCCGCCCGTTTCAAA